AGGAGGTGACAATATGTCAGAAGAAATAATCAAAAACCAGCCAGGCGCTGCGGGAGATCTAGGTGGAACAACACCAGGACTTTACCAGGGTCAAGGTGCTTTCGCATCAGGTGGAATTGGTGGAGTATCAAACCCAGGAGCAGACACACTGGGCAATATTCCAACAGCAACTCTTGGATCAACAAGCGGAGCAAACGCTGTTAACCCTAGTGGTTCAGCCGCTTCTGGAATTTTGCGCCCTGAGCAGGCACGTCGTTTTATCGACTATGTTTGGGATGCAACAGTATTAGCAAAGGATGGCCGTCGTGTAACAATGAAGGCTAACTCAATGGAACTTGAGAAGGTAAACGTCGGTGAGCGTGTAATTCGTGCAGCAGCGCAAGCAGTTGGTAACTACACAAACACAGGTGCAACATTCTCTAAGGTCGAACTTACTACCAAGAAGATTCGTCTTGATTGGGAAGTAACAGCAGAATCATTGGAAGATGGTGTAGAAGGTGACGCTCTAGAAGATCACTTGGTACGCTTGATGACCAACGCATTCGCAAATGATATCGAAGATCTCGCTATCAATGGTGATGGTGCAACAGGAGCATTCTTGTCAATCATGCCAGGCTTTATCAACAAGGTAAAGACAAACGGAGATGCACATGAGTCAGTAGTGACCGTAGCAGATAATGCTTGGACACCTGATGTAATGCAGGGCATCATCAATGCAATGCCACGTAAGTACCGTGCACTTAAGAACAATCTTAAGTTCTACGCAGGTACAGATGCATTCGGTGGAATCGTTAAGAACAACGGTACACTTGCTGATGCAGTAGCAGAAGCATTTGCTGGACAGGTCCCAGGATCAACCCAGGCAAACCGCCAGTCATACCTTGATGGTATCGGACAGACATTCGGTGGAGCACGTACAACACGTGTTCTCGGAATTGAAGTTCAGGAAGTTCCTTACTACCCAGCAGGCTATATCGATTTGACATTCCCTGCAAACCGTGTATGGGGATTCCAGAGAGATATCACTGTAAACCGTGAGTACGTAGCGAAGAAGGATACAATTGAATACACTGTATTCGTTCGCTTCGGTATCAACTGGGAAGAAGAGGATGCAATTGCATTCGCTGACGCTGCAGCAGATGAGTAATCTGTAACAGTACCTTTAATGGGGGGCGGGAGTTCACTCTCCTGTCCCCCTTAATACTTTAATGATATAATACAAACAAGGAGGATACAATGGAAAATAATGATTACAACAAGCCGTTTTCAGTAGAAAATGTAGAAGAGCCAGCACACGTTGAAGCCCCAGTGGTAGAGACACCAGCAGAGCCAGTAGTAGAGCCAGTCGTAGAGCCAGTAGTTGATGCACCAGTTGAGGTAGCAGTCGAGCCAGCAGTTGTCGAAGCACCACCAGCAGAAGAGCCAGTTCAGTCACTAGGATTTACAGAAACAGGTGCTATTGGATCAATGGCAGCAGATGGTCCAAAGAAAGATATTAAGCCAGCAAAGGATCTTGGAGACAAGGTCGCTATCTACTCAACAAGCAATGTTCGTTGGGAAGAAGCAAATGGAGCAGTTTACAAGGGTGTTAATATTGTAACAAAGGATCAAGCAGACAAGTGGCTAACCCGTTCACATGTTCGCTTAGCAACAACCGAAGAAGTACAAAAGGCTGTAAGGTAATTTAGCATGGAGATATTGAGAGTTTCGCCATATGCAGAAGTACCTGCTAATTTTTTAATTCCTGCGGGGATTGTAGATGCAGATATAACTGTTACCATAACGGATATGGCGGACCTTTCAATTTCAACATCAACCTTTACAGAGTCTTCTTCTGGAGAAGTTCTAGAAATTTCTTTGCCAGGGAAGTATGACTCTTCATACAGAGTTGAGATTGTTAAAGATCTTGGAACATCAGATGAGCAAATTTTACAGGATGAGACATACGAGATAGTTAGACCGTATATTGATCCATCAACAAAAGCAACAACAGCATCAGACATTGCAGCCTATGCGCTAAATGAGGAAATTGCCAGAGCAATTATTGACTCAATAATCCCAGAAGGATTTTATTATAAGAAAAAGGTTTTACATTTTACAGGAACAGGTGCCGACTATCTTCCAATCTGGGACGATGTTAAAAAAGTTTTAGCGGTATATGAAAACAATAAGTTAGTAGAAGATAGACAATACGAAGTATCATCAGACAAGACGGCGATTATCGAAAAGTCTTCTGATAACATCAATCGTGCAGAGTCTTCTCCACTAGTTTTACCAGCAGCAGCATCGGATTCTTTGGACCCACAGTTTGTATATAGAGGGTTTGGCAAAACATGGGACTACCTAATAACTGTTGAGTATGGATATACAACAGTTCCATCAGACATTATCAGAGCAACAGAGATGCTGGTTCACGATTTAGAGTGTGGAAAGTTAGATTATTACAAGAGATTTATTTCTTCTTACAACACAGATCAATACAGAATTCAGTTTGATAAGGGTCTTTTCGAAGGAACAGGAAACATAATTGTAGACAAGATACTTTCTAAGTATGCTAAGTCTATTACAAAACTTGGGGTGTTGTAATGACAGTTTGCGAAACTCCAGACTTCATGTTTCCAATGCAGGCCTCTCTTTATCACCCAATCATTGAGCAGGGTGACTTTGGAGCAATTAAAAAGCAATGGGTTTTAGATAGAACATTTGCCTGTAGTTTTTCATCAGGTGGATCAGCATTCAAAGAGGATGTAAAGCCAAATGTTAACATTACTCAGAACTCACTACTGGTCGGAAGAACAAAGTCAGACATAAGAATATCTTCAAGAGACAACAAAAATGCACTAACAAACATATTAATAACAGATATAAAAGACCAAGAAGGAAATCTAATATACATGGAAACCTCTGGCGTTAGATCTGGAAAGCCAACTCTTTTTGAAATAGCAACCTGCGAACCATTTGTAGGACCATTCGGAGTTGTAGAGTCATTTAAATTAGTTATTAGAAGATCAGAAAATCAATCAGGTGACCTATGAAACCAGTATACAATTCTAAGAAGTTTAAAAAAGAAATGAACAACATTATGAGGTATTCTTTTGGTTTCTTGGACGGTGTTCAAAAAGGAAAAACCCCATTCCTAAAGTCTTTAGGAGTACAGACAGTAGAAATAATGAAGCAGTTCGTAGACTCAAATGCTAGAGTAAATCCAGAAATGCTACACCACATCTATGAATGGAATCGAACAGGCAGCCCTGCTGCAAGACTGTACGACATATCGTTTACAACCAGTAACATTGGGCTATCATTTAAATCATCTTTTCGTCAATCAGAATCAATTCAGGATGGGTCAAAGACACCTTTTTATGACAAAGCAAGAATTATTGAAAGTGGGGTTTCTGTGTTGATCAAGCCAAGGAACTCAGATGTTCTGGCTTTTGAAGAAGATGGAGAGATGGTGTTTACAAAACAACCAATTAAGGTTACTAATCCTGGAGGAGTTGAAGCACAGGGTGGATTTGAAAAAACTATGGATCTATTTTTTAATAAATATTTTTCACAATCATTTTTGAGAACTAGTGGAGTTGCACAATATCTTGAAAACCCAGTAGTTTACAAGAAGAACTTAAGAGCAGGCAAAGCAAGAGGAAGAAGCAAAGGCCTTTCTGTTGGATACACATGGGTTGCTAATGCTGGGGTTGGTGCATAATGGCTGCAGCAATTCATCATCCTCCAACAATTATCAACGCTTACTTGGCAGACAAGATAGGTCCAAGTTTTGGTTCTTCTGGAGTAACTTATTTTTTCCCTACACTCCCTACCCAGATAGATGATTTAACAAATACATTCCCTCAGAGCAACGGTGTCTTTGGTGTGTATGACAGAATGTTTAAGATGAGAAGAGAGGCTTTTCCATATATCAAGTGTGAGCAGTTGCTGTATTACTTTTATTCTGTAGGTGATGACGCACAAAAGAATATGATCATTACTCAGCAACAGATAAGTAATCTGCTTGATAATGGGGATGACTCAGCAAAAGACCTAAATGAATGGGCAGCAGCAAATGAGGGTGATTGGGATGAAAACTCTCTACCACTGTTCTTCCATAACTTCAAGATCTACCAACTAGAAGAAACTAGAGACATAGTAGACTTTGGCACAGCCCGTACTTATGCAGGGAATAAGATAATCATAGACTACGATTGGCACCCAGTAAATGTATATCAAGGTGCCCCATGCACCCAAGCAGGTGCTACAGAGGGAAGTTTTGTTTGTACATCAATAGATGGCAAATTAGTCTGGGACAAAAACACCTAATAAAAAGCCTGTATAATTATAGCGAGGAAACAACCCCCTTTTAATAAAAATGAAAGAGGTGAGATATATGGCATACAGCCGTGGTTCAAGTAGTAACATTATCGTGGGTGCAGCAGCACTTTTTACACATAATGCAGGTCCACTAGGATTGGTATCATCTGGCGCTAATGCAGGAAAGATTACTGATGCTCAAGCAGCAACAGACCTTCCAGATTTAGCAGCAAGTGCAACATCCTACAAGGATGCATTGACATCAGACAATGCGTTCACAAATATCGGTTACACATCAAATGGTTTGGAACTAGCGTTCGAACCAGATTTTGGTGAGGTAGCAGTAGATCAACTTCTCGACGTTGCTCGTTTGTTCAAGCAAGGTATGACAGTTAATTTAAATACATCTTTTGCAGAGGCAACACTAGAAAATCTTCTAGTAGCAATTGCAGCAGATACAGACGATCTAGATGATTCAACCGCAGGTCTTGTAGACATGAGAATGTCTGCAGGAGATATCGGTGACGTTCCACTAGAGCGTGGAATCGTAGCAGTAGGACCAGGTTCTGGTTCTGCACTAGATCCAAAGGAAAGAATCTATGTTGCATACCGTGCACTTTCAATCGAGAGCGTAACAGTATCAGCAAAGCGTGACGAGGCTTCAATGTTTGAAGTTTCATTCCGTCTTCTTCCAAACGATGACGCATCATACGGTAAGATCGTAGATCGTTCACTCGTATAATATAACTTAATAGGACTAGCCCAGACCCTTGAAAGTCTGGGCTTTTCCATTTCCATTTGGTATACTTGTATAATGGCAACTAGCATATACCCAAAAAGAAAGTTTTATTTTGTAGACAGGACAGAGATTAATGCTGGGCCCCTTAAAATAAAGTACCTTAGAGATTTTCTAGAAACCTTTGAGCCAATCAAAGAAGCAAAAACAGACAATGAATCAATCTCTATTTTAGTTGACTGTGCTTTAATAGCAATGAAGCAGTATGCCCCACATATTAAAACGGTAGAAGACCTTGAAGATAATTTAGACCTTCCAACAATTTATGAGGTTTTAGATATAGCAGCAGGAATTAAAATTAATCAAAAATCAGAAGAGCCAGTAAAATCTCAAGCAGTAGAAAGTGGCTCATCATGGGAGACCCTAGATTTAGCAAAACTGGAGTCAGAGGTTTTTGTTCTTGGAATATGGAAAGATTATGAAGAACTAGAAGAGTCTTTATCTATGGCAGAACTAAGTGCAACACTTGAAATAAAAAGAGAACTAGAATATAATGATAAAAAGTTTTTTGCTGCAATGAAGGGTATTGATTTAGATAAGCAGTCAAAGAAGAGCAATGAATGGGAAGACATGAAAGCCAGGGTGTTTAGCAAAGGCAAGGCAACAGATGGAAGCGACATTATGGCTCTGCAGGGCAAGAATGCAGAAAGGGCTGGGTTTGGAATTGGAATGGGCCTCACTTACGAGGTTTACGAATAGCCAAAAAATAAGCCTGTGCTATGGTATAATTAACTAAACCTTATAAGGAGGATAAATGTCTACAAAAGTTGAAGACAAAGAAGAACTACATCTTATCGATGGAACAAAGTTTGAAGTAAGACCACTAAAGATCTCATTGCTAAAGCCATTTATGCAGAAGTTTAATGAGTTACAGGAAGTGGCAGAAGATAACGAAAAATCAATGAACGTTCTGCTAGATTGCGTACAGATTGCATTCAAGCAGTATCTACCACTAGTGGCAGACAACAGAGAGGCGATTGAGGAAAATCTAGATCTTCCTACAGTCTATAAGATTATTGATGCAGCGTCAGGTATGAAACTGGCAGATGCAACAGGTCTTTTAAACTCAATCAAATAAAGAAGAAGGTGTTAATGAGTGGCTGATGTAAACTCCAATATTGGTATTAATTTTGATACCACAGCAGCCCTTGCATCTCTTCGTAAACTCCAGGCTGGATTAAGCACATTTAATCAATCCCTAACTCAGGGTAACGTTGCAGCAATGAATGCCCAAAAGGGCCTTAATTCTCAACTGATTCAAGCAATCAATGCAACTGGAAAGTTTGTTGCAAGTCAAAAAGAAATAGCAACAAGCACAGGATCTTTTACTCAGGCTCTTGAAAAAAATCAACTGTCAATGCGACAGTACTTTAGGTACACCGCAGCAGCAGCGACGGCAAACACAAAAACCTTTAAAGGTATGTTTGCACAAGAGCGTGAGATTATTAACCGTGCTCGTAAAGATAGAGTAAAACTTCTTCAGTCTCAATACATTCAACTAGGTAATGCCAATGGCGACCTTGTCAAGGTTTTGCAGGTAGTTCCAAAGCATCTACAAATGGCTAATGGTAAGTATGCCGACTATACAACAAGAGTGCAGATGGCTGCCCAGCGTCAACAGTTCTTAAACCAGTTATTAAAACAAGGATCAACAAACCTCCTAAACTTTGGTAAGAACACTCAGTGGGCAGGACGTCAGTTGATGGTTGGTTTGACAATCCCACTTTCTATTCTTGGATCTGCAGCAGCAAAGACATTTATGGAAATGGAAGAGGCAGTCCTTAAGTTTACAAGAGTTTACGGAGACATAACTACTTCTGGAGATGCAACTAACAAAGCCGTTGCTGACATACAAAGACTAGGTAAAGAATTTACAAAATACGGCATTGCTGTAAAGGACACAATGGAAATGGCTGCAACAGCAGCAGCGATGGGTATGCAGGGAAGTGCTCTAGAAGCCCAAGTAGTCCAGGCGACAAGACTTTCAGTACTTGGTCAAGTAGAGCAACAGCAAGCACTTGAGACTACTATTTCCTTACAAAATGCTTTTGGTATTTCTTCAGAACAACTTGCACAAAAAATTAACTTTCTTAACGCAGTAGAAAACCAGACTGTTCTTTCTATCGAAGATTTAACGATTGCAATTCCAAAGGCTGGGCCAGTTGTAAAGCAACTTGGTGGAGATGTTGAAGATCTAGCATTCTTTATGACTGCAATGAAGGAAGGTGGAATCAACGCATCAGAAGGTGCTAACGCACTTAAGTCTGGTCTTGCTTCCATGATTAACCCAGCAAAGAAGACTAGTGAGTTCCTTGCAGGACTTGGAATTAATATCAAGGGCATTGTAGATAACAATGCTGGAAACTTAAAGGGCACAGTAGTAGGACTTGCTAGAGCATTAGATACTCTAGATCCACTTAATCGTGCTCGTGCTATTGAACAACTATTTGGTAAGTTCCAGTTTGCCCGTATGTCAACATTGTTCCAGAACGTTGCAAAAGATGGAACTCAAGCATCTAGAGCACTAGATCTTGCTGGAGCATCAATTGAAGAACTAGCAATTTTATCTGAACGAGAATTGGCAAGAGTTGAAAATTCAACAGGGGCTAAATTCAAAAAAGCCATGGAAAATTTAAAGAATGAATTAGTCCCAGTAGGTAAAGCATTCTTGCAAGCAGTAACCCCAATAGTTGAGTTTGTTGGAAAAATATTAACAAAGTTTAATGGCCTTAGCGATGGAACTAAGAAGGTCATAACAATTATGATTGGAGTGCTTGGAGCAATAGCCCCAGTTGCACTTATGACATTTGGTGTTCTTGTTAACGGTATTGCAAACGTAATTAAGTTCTTCGCAATGCTTCGTGGTGGAATTGCTAAACTCAATGGACAAAACAATGTCTTGGGTGGAGGGTTTGATTATTTAACTAATCAGCAGACTGAGTTACTTGCAGAAACAAATGCTCTTCACACCTCTCATCAGCAACTTCTATCTACATTCAATGTTGAAAAAGGAGCAGTCGATGCATTGGCCTTAGCATACGGAAATGCAGCCAGTCAAGCAAGAGCCCTTGCTCAGTCATCACCAGGACTGTTTAACACGGTCCCAGGGCCAGCAGGAGCCGTAGCAGGGCTACCTCCTAAGAAGTTTGCAGATGGTGGAGTTGTTCCAGGCACAGGAAATAAAGATACAGTCCCAGCACTACTAACCCCTGGAGAAGTTGTTCTTACAAAGCAGACTGCAAAAGAAAATCCAGAGTTAGTTGCAGCACTTCAAAACGGATCCGTAATGAAGTACAACGGTGGAACTGGTAAGAGACAGACCACAGGACAAGCATCCAAGGGAGCAATGTTTGATGTTGGTGGAAGGCAACTTAGATTAGGTATAAAGCCAGAGTCTGAAGCAAATGTTCAAAATGTACAAGCACTTGTTAAAGCCATGGAAACTGGTATAGGCGGAGTTACCAATGGAACAGAAATTGTCGAAGAGGTGTTTGCAAGATTTGCAGGAGATTCAAAGGTATCACTTACAGACTTCCTTGCTGAGTTAAGAATTGCAACCGAAGAAATGGCTGGCGTAACTTTATCATCTCATGATATTAATAAAGCAGCAGGCCAACAAGGTGCTAGTAAAAAAATTGCAGGTCACTCAGCATCTGAGGCTGGAGTAGGAACCCTCAGAGAAGAATCTAAGCGTCAAGGTCCAGAACAGTTGGCAGAGTTCGAAAGAATGGACAAGATAGTAAATGAAACTGCAGACAAACTAGAAAGAGAAAGACCAGACTTAACAAAAACACAAAGGCAGGTTGACAGAGCACACACTGGAGCAGTTGGCGCAACAGCAAAAAGCACTAAAGAGGGATGGTCTCCTGATTTTTATGATCTTGGAACACATAATGAAAATGAATTATCTCAAGCACTTGCACCTGGTAAAAACTCAAACAATGAAGCAAGAGAAAAATACTTAGAATTATTAAAATCTTCATCCGCAACTGAAGCAGAAATTGCTTCAATAACTAAAAAAATAAATGAAAATGGAGCATTAACTGAGTCAGAACTTCAAATTCAAAAAGGCATTCTTGAACAAATGCTCAGAGATAAAGATTTTATGGCTGCAGAGCAAAAGAAAAAAGGCAAGGGTCCGCTTGCTATTGAAAAAACAATGCTTGCCACAGTTTCTGATGCAGAACTTCGTGAAAAATATCCAAGAATAGCACCAGAAGACACAAGGTCTCCAGAAGAAAGAAGTGCAGCAGGACAGGTTGCACTTACAAAAAGATTTGGTAAAAGAAATCAAGCAGGAGTTGATCCAAGCAAAGGCTTTGTTCCATTATCAGATGAAGAAAAAGCAAAAAGAATAGAGTCTATTTCAGGACCAACAGTAAAAGTAACAGAAGAAGATAAGGCATCTGCAGCAGCAGAAGGTGCAAAGGTTGGTCAAGCAGCAATTGATGGAGCCGAAGGTCCAGATGGAGTAGACAAGGGCTCTCCTTCTCGAAAAGGTAAAAAAATTGGTAAAAGCGTTGCAGACGGAATTGTTGATGGAATGCAAGAAGGTCAGCCAGAAGTCAAATCACAGGCCTCACAACTTGGCAACTCAGCAGTTCCATCAGCAGCAGAAACACAGTCAAAAGTTTCAAAGATGGATCTTGGCAATAAGGCTTTCTATGATGATATTGATACACCAGAGATGCGTGATGAAAGACAGGTTCTTAAGTCTTTAGATAGACAAAGAAGAAAGCGTGGTGCTAAGGGTTCTGTAGAACTTCCAGCAGATAAATCATCAGTCAAGTCTAAAGTTAGTTTAGCAAAGAAAACACAAGTACAAAGTCAAGAGATTGCTAAGGAAACAGGAAATGTAGCAAAATCAACTGTTCTTGTTGCAGAACAAACAGATGAATTTGCCAATGTTACTCAGGCTGCGGTAGATGCTCAAACAACAAATACATCCAACCTAATTACCACTAACCAACTAACCGATGCAGCAAATAACAACCTTGGTCAGATGCTTCCAGCAATGGACAAAGCAGGAGTTGCCCAACAAGATCTTGCAGACTCTTCGGCAAATATTGCAAAGACAAATGATCAAATAGACGCAGAAAAGAAAGAACAGTTAGAGCGACTAAAAGCATATAACGCTCAAGAGGCTGCTCGTATGGCAGCAGAAAATGGAATTGTTCCACCAGGAAGTCAGACAGGAAATGAAGAACTAGGCAAAAACAGAATGGGATCAGTTGAGGCTTATGAAGAAGCATCCACTTATACCAGAGATAAGAATGGCCAAATCATTTTTGATCCAGAACTTGATGCAGATGGAAAGAAGCAGCCAACAACTCTTTCAGCAAAACAGGTTAAAGAAAAGAAGCGTGGCATGCGTAGAGAGAAGGTTGGAAGGTTTTCTGGTAAAGCCTCTGGCGTACTGGGAGCAGCAACTATGGCAGCAGGAATGGCTGGGGCACCACCACAGGTCACAGCAGCACTTGGTGTAGCGTCAACAGCATCTCAGTTTGCCCCAATGATTGCAGGCCTTACAGGACCGCAGGGTATTGTAGTAGCACTAGCAGCAGTAGCAGCAGGTGCATACTTATTTAACAAGCATCTCAATGCTATGGCAGGCAAGGCAGCACAGTTTGCAAAAGACCTATCTGCAACAAGAAGTGGACTTAAAGCAATAGGTGAGGTTTCTGGTAAGGTTGGCTCATCTGAAATAATGGATAAGCGTAGATCAAAGAGTCAGTATGGCAAGTATGACGAAGCAGTAAAGATTAATGATATATTTGGAAAGCAATTCTTAGGATCAGATGCTGGCAAAAAAGAGAAGCAACTATTTCAGCAAAATGTTAAAGACTTCGGCAAAGATAAGGCTATATCTGATCTATCATTAAAACTTTCAACGGCTGTTGCCGACGGGGTATTAGATAGCGACGCAGCAAACAGCATTGCAGCAGCCATGGCTATAGACCTTAACGATGCAAAAATTGAAATGCAGATAATTGGTCAAATGAACTCATTGATTGGCCCAGATGGAGAAGATCTTAAAAAGGATCCAATGAAGACCAGAATTGCAATCATGGCAAAAGCAGGACAAAGAACTAAGGATCTTGAAACTGATATTGCAGGAAAAACTGGTTTTGGAGAAAGTTCAAGAAAAGAAGTTGCAGCACTTGCAGCACTAAACATGAACAACCTAGAACTAGCAACAATGATGGCTGATCAGGTGCAAATTGAATACGAAACACAAAAGAAAAAACTTGAAGCAGAGTTGGCAGCAACAACAAATGCACAAAAGAAGTTAGATCTTGAAAAACAAATTTCGACTCTTAATGCTCAGAATCTAAAAGATTCACAGTTTATGAATGATAACATTGCTGCACAAATAAATAAAAACGCTATAAGTTTTAACAAGGTTTACAGTGGGTCTGTTTGGGGCAAGCAGGCAATGCGTGAAGACGCATACTTTGATGCATCTAAGGCTCAGGTTGAGTCTACATACAAGGGCACAGATCAAGAGGGTGCAGCAAAGAGTTTCTTGAATAAAACCAAGGCTCTTGTAACAGACACCACGACTGGAAAATATAACTCAAGCACTGGTCAGTATGTAAAAACTGGACTTGGAACTGCAGAAGCAGCACAAAAGTTCCAAGCAAAAATGGAAATGCTTGTAGGAAGCAAGGTATTGAGCCCAGGAGAAGCAACAAGTTACATGGATCTTTTCCGTGGCAAGTTAAATGAGATGGACTTCTTATTAAACGCAGGAATTAAAACAAAGGGTGCTGCAAAGACAAAAGAATTGTTTGGAATGTTTGCAGGCTTTAGTGCTGGAGGAAGAAAGCAAGCAACATCAATCATTACTGAAATGATTATGAAGAAGAAAGATCCAGCAGAGTTTGACTCAATTATGGAAACCCTAAAGAGTGTTCAGTCAATGGATGGAAATACTCTTGATTTTGAAGTTCTTGTAAAGACAACAGGACTTGAGGGAATTGAATTAATTAAAAAAGAGCAAGAGGCTCTTGAAAAAATGAAAGAGGATGCTAAGAAGTCTGGCAAAACATCTTTAACCTCAAAAGATGCTGCTGGAAATGATGTTGTTGATGCCTCTGCCGATGTCTCTGGAAATATGAAGGCTGCCACAGATGCACTAGAGAAGAACAAAGAAAGAATGGAAGAGTTTAAAAAGGGAAGTCTTGAACAACAAACAGAGTATCTACAAAAACTTGCAGCACAGATGATGTATGAGGCCACAGTAAATGATAAAACACGTGAGGCAGACATACAGTTCCTTGCTGAGCAGCAGGCGATGAATGAAGCATACCTACAAGGTATTGCTATTGGATCTGATGCTTACGTAAAGATTTTAGAAAAAAATGTTGCAGCATTAAAACTTCTTTCAGATAGTGACTTTGCAGTTAAGAAGGTTGAGATGGTTGGAACAGGTGGAGTCACCAGCCTTGGAGCAGATGTACCAAAGGTAACTACTGATGGTGGTGGCAAGAAGCCTCTATCTTTCCTTGATGATCTTGCAATGAGAATTAAAAATGTTCGTGACGGAGCATTTGATGCAACAAAGCCATTAGAGTCTATGCTTGCTGCATTTAGTAATCCAAAAATAAAGAAAGACATGGACAAGGCGTTTAAGGCATTTGATGGTCTTCAACAAAGAATGATTGACATGAAGATTCCAAAAGAATTTAGAGATATGATCGCAGGAATGTCTGCTGAAGATTTCAACGACATTGCAAAACTTACAGGCAAGAAGGCTATATTTAAATTTAAAAAGGGTAAGCCAAGAACAAAGGCAAACATCGAAGGACTAACTGACACTGGTAAGAAGACAATGAAAACCTACAACGAGGCTATCGTTGGAGAAGGTAACGTTGTAAATAGAGAAGCCGTAGAGCAAGTTGCCAATCAAGAAAAAGCATTTAGAATATTAGTTTCAGAAGGAGCAAGTGCAACAGAAGCACTAGAGCATGTTCAAGACGCAGCACTAGCAGCATCTATTGCTGCAGGAGCACTTGGTAAAAAGGGAAGTGCAGAAAGAAAACAATACATTGCAGATCTTAAAAAGGCTACAGATGAAACAGAAAGATTTGCTCTTCGTCAAAAAATGATTCAGGCTAATGAGGAGTTTAAACTTCTTGAGCAAATGCCAAAACTTGGAACAGCAATGAAGATGGCAGGTTTCTCTGCAGATCAAATGCAAGAGGTACTAAATGATCCCGCACTTGCAAAGTCTTTAATTGAAGACCTCAAAGATGGAAAGGTTGACTCTAAAGAAATAGCAGACTACCTAAACTCTATTGAGGCTAGAAAGATAATTGATATTCAGGTAAACTATAACTCTGGAAACTATTCTGAGTCTGCTCGACCTGGCATGGAAATTGTAAATGAAATGTTTGCTGTTCAAGAGCAGATGCTAAGAACTGGGGCAGATCCAAGAACAACTGCCATGGTTGACCAAATGGATAAGAACAATAAGGCAATTAGAGACGCAGAAATGAGTGCTAAGGGTTTTAGAGACGAGATTGAAGGAATTAATCGCAGCATTGCTAATGATGAACGAGCAATTGAACTAAACTATACAAGACCTATAGAAGACATGCAGGAGCAGATTAGCGACAAGCAGAGAATCTTGGAGATGGATCCTGAATTTGGTGATCGTGCCATGGAGGAAATTAACAAGGTAAATTCTATTATGTCAAATGATTCTGCAATCATGGCTAATCAAGCAGAGAAGATTAATGAAGAATATGATAAGCAGGCAGAGGCTCTTGAAAAGGTTGCACAAATAAATGAAGAAATTACAAACCAACAAAAGAGCCAACTCGATATTGCAGGTGCTTTAACTAGCGGAGATATCGCAGCAGCAGCAAGAGCAGCACAAGATGCCCGTGCACAGTCGGCACAAAGATTTGGAACAGCAACCGCAGATGCTTTGCAACAGTCTAGAGAAAATGAGATCAAGGGTCTTCGTGGAGCCCAGACTGGTTTATCTCAAGAAGAAATTGATGATGCACAATTTGCAAATTCTCAAGCACTCTATGAAATGGAAACTGATCCAAGACGAACTCAGATTCTTGAAGATATTAGATTACTAGAAGATGAAATTTACAAGAAGGAAGAGTTGCGTGAAGGAGCACTTCTTGCAATTAGGGGCAAGCAAGATGAAATTTATGAAATAGAAAAAAAGAAACTGCAACCACTAGAAGACCAAATTAAAAGACTTACAGATCAAAACGAACTATTCCAGATGAGAATAGACAAAGAGGTTGAAAACATAACAGTTTTGGATAAGACCAAGTTGCAGTGGGATAGAATACAAGCCCAGATTGATGCTAATGCTCTTGCAGGTAAGAACCTTGATGGTGTGCTTGGAGGATTGCTTGCTTCAGTAGGTGCGATTGCAGACAAGTGGCAAACTATTCTTGACAAATTAAAAGAGTATAACTCAACACCAGTTGCTGTTAAAAATGCACAGACAACAGTAGTGAATAACGCTGCAACTGCAGCAGCAGCAGTCACAGCAGAAAAGTTAGCAGCAAATGTAGTAACTGGAGCAACAACAGATTCAGCAGCGACAGCAGCATCAAATGCTGCAGCAGCAACTTATGCAGCAGCAAAGGCTGCTGGAGACTCAGCAGGAGCAGCCCTGGCTGCAGCAAAGGTAATCCCAAGTGTTCTAGCATCAGGAGAAAGCGGTGCAATCGGTGCAGCATCTATAGCATCACAACTAAAAGCAGCAGAGAAGGCTTTGGCAGCATCCAATGCAATAGCAGCACAAGCAAATGCATTAGCATCTTTTAGAGCAAAAGAAGCAGCAGATGCAGCAGCATATAAAACAGCAAAGGGTGGTGGGTCAGGATTCTTTGATAGGTTTAAGGCAAAGGGTGGACTAATTGATCCAGTAAAATTTGCTAAGGGTGGATTTGCAAAGGGTACTGATACAGTGCCAGCAATGCTAACTCCAGGAGAATTTATCATGAGTAAGTATGCTGTAGATCAGTATGGTGTAGACACAATGAGAAAAATTAATAATGGTGATTCTGTTGGTGGGGCAGTGTATAATAATACATATACGTTAACAGTAAATGCCAAGACCGATGCAAACCCTAATGAGATTGCACAGGCAGTTATGTCGACAATTAGAAATGTTGAAGGCAGAAGAGTTAGAGGAGTATCATTAAATGACTGATCCAGCACCAGACCGTAGAGTCGCCTATATGTTGGGCCGTAAGAAATATCACAGACCCAGTGGTATGCTTTGGTCTGAAAATTCGGGTACACTACAAGATGGTCTTTATGTCCCTAATGGATATGAAGTAGGAGCAGACCCTGAACTAATTGAGGATCCATCACTAGCAGATCAGTTCTTGTTGATTACTGATGATAACAGAATGCCTTTGCAGTTTAAAAATGAAAGAATAGAAAAAAGAGAAAGAATGATTAATGGCCGTATGAGATCTTATCATATTGCTGACAAACTAACTTTAAGTACCAGTTGGTCATTAATTCCATCTAGGTCTCACAATGATATTCCAACATTCGATACAGACACTGGGCTTTCTACAAACAAATCATATACAACAGATGGAGGAGCAGGTGGTGCTGACATGCTTGAGTGGTATGACTCACACAAAGGATCTTTCTGGGTGTTCCTTGCTTATGATAGAAAAGGCATCTTTAAAGGAACTGCAGAACCATATAGACATCTTCAGCAATACAATCAATTGATTGAAATGTTTATTAGCGACTTTTCTTACTCTGTTGAAAAACGAGCAAACAAGTTTGATTACTGGAATGTCTCAGTGACTTTGGAAGAAGTATAATGTTTGAAGACAAAGATTTAAAAGCATTTTTAGAAAGTGCTGATACTGTTAGGAATAAGTCGGCAGTCATTGCAGAACTAAATATGAACAGAACAAACAATATTAGACATATTGGAAACTATAGATATAGGCCTACACAGCCAGCGTCTATATATTCTTCTTTGCCAACAAGTTTTGATATTAATGATGCTGGAAATTTTTATACAGGAGCAACTGATGCAGATATTTTAATTGATGGCACTTTTGAAAATGATAATACTCCAACTACATTTTTAACTAAAAAAGAAAAAACACAAACTTTATACTCACTAGAGAGTTGTTTTGAAAGATTTAGACCAAGGTCTGGAATCAACAAGGCAGTATATTTTGAAAATGGTAAACTGCACTATCCTAATATGTTTATGGCAGATAGACCTAGATATTATATGCCAGAGAAAAAGGATAAGTTTAAATACTGGACCTCATACAGAACTGAGTCTGGTCAAGAGTATGGAATTTCTTCAAAAGTAAGTGGTTCTCAAAACTCCATTGAAGATGCTTGTCCTTTTGTAGTATATAAAGATCAGGTACCAACAAACAGAGTTGTAATTAAAATGCAAACACATACTGGAACCGAAGACCTAGGGCCATTCTCATCTTCAACAGGATCTTTTGCTGATCCATTTTACGGAGAAGTAAATCAAAAGGTTCCAAGCAGATGGAAGATTCAATTTTTAAAAGACAACAACTGGCAAGACATTATTTCTTTTGACCCATCAAAAAGAAGAAGAGATGGTTCTGCAATTATTAAAAGCGATGGGTATGTTGAAATTGCTTATGGCTTTATTGTCCCAGAGGAATGGAGAAATGTATTTGTTTTTGCTGAGGTTTATTCAAGCGAGACCCTTCTTCCTGAGCAGTCTGTAATTGGATATGCTTATCTTATTAAAGCAAACGAAAGCGATATCGGTGCCTATCATATCTGGAACGGATCAGCCTATGAGGTTGTAACTCCAAAATATGGCTGGTATGTTCAAGATGAGACTGTTGACAGATTAACCAACTTCCTTACAGATGCAACATCTCCAGCAAAGTTTGTAAACCCATTAAACAATAGAGTTCAGTATAGAGAGTTTGAGTTTATTTCTGGAATTAGAATCGTTGTAGATTCTATGACATCAAAAGACTCAACATTTGATCTGATTGAAATATCTCCAAGGCTTACTATGAATCTTTCTGATAAAGTTATCAGTTATTCAATTAACAAGAGTGCCTCTGACCTAGGTCTAAGTGGTTTGCCTGTTGGTCAATTGGTTGCGTCAAATGGAAGTGTTAGTATCTTTGATCATGATCAAGCCTTTAATGATAACAATCCTTTTTCTTTTGATACTGGCCAAGGTAGCATAATATCAAAATATGTGGACAGCCATGTACAGTTTAAGTTTTATGAAATTATTATAAATGTTAATGGATGGGACTACTGGGTTCCAATGAAGACATTGTACTCAGACTCATTTCCAAAAACAGATCTAGAGAATAAAAAAATCTCGATAGCCTTAAGAGATATGTATTGGTATTTAGAATCACTTACAGCCCCAGAAATATTGATGACAGAGGTTTCTGTTAGTTCTGCAGTGTCTTTACTGTTAGACAGCATCGGGTTTTCTAACTATACATTTAAAAGAATTCTAAATGAAAAAGAAATGATTATGCCATTCTTTTTTGTTGCTCCAGACAAGAGTGTTGCTCAAGTCCTACAAGATTTGGCAGTGTCAACACAGACAGCAATGTTCTTTGACGAATACAACAATTTTGTTATGATGAGCAAAGACTATATTATGCCAACTAAAGAACAAAGACCAACTACATTTGCCCTTAAAGGGACTAACGATCTATATGAAGAAAACGAAATAAAAAACAAAACAGTCGACAACTCTAAACTGGCAAACGTTATCTCAGTATCAAATGAATCAAACGCTATCTATAACGGAGGCTCGATAAACTATACCGTCAGACACATTCAAAGATCCATTGGAACTTTAAGGCAGGCAGGCCTATTAGAAGATGAAAGAATGTATGCTTACAAGCCAGCCTTACTTTGGGAAGTGTCTGGTACTGAAAATACAAAGTCAATCAATAACGAAGTTGGCACAATGTCCTCATACGTTCTTGCTGCCATCCCTTTAAACTCTAACCTATCAGATAAAGTCCCAGAAGTAAAAAACGGTATCGTAATCAATAATACCTTCAGCCTAGGAGAAGCAGTATACTGGATAACAAGATACAACGGATACTTCTACTCTAGTGGAGAGGTTATAAAATATGATGCCGTTCAATATAATGTTAGTGGGTTTGGTAATGTCTGGATATCATCGGTTGAAGAATATCAGAACTACTTTTCTAAGTTGCCATTCAATGGGAAGATCTACCCTACTGGCCTTGTAAGAATTTATTCTGTGCCAAACTATGAGCAGATGCCTGGTGTCTTAAAGTTAAAGAATGGTCCAGTAGCAAAGCATGGCCGTGGTCAATTTGGAACAACAGTTGTAGAGCATTCTGCTGGTATCTCTGATTATTGGAAATCTGATGACAACGTAAAGGGCTGCTCTATGGCTTCAGAATATTTATTTGAAACAAAGGCTGATTCTCCAGCAACAACTATAGATGCTGCAGGAAAAACATTAAGCAGTGGCGTTGCATCAGATGCTTTAGCAAGAACCTCAACAAGAACAGGTCTTGTTAAAAATTTCTTGTCAACTGCTCTAACAGGAGAAATAACTACAAAGACTCAGCAAGTTCCTGGATCTGTACAGTCATCAGCATTTTCTTTAACTGGACCAAACTTTACAACAAAAGATAAACCAAGAGACTTTATCTCTTATGTGCACAAGCCTTTAACAGACAAGAAATATAAGCACTTTGGTACAAGAGTTAGACTAATTGGTAAAATAGAAAACGATCAGAGTCGAGGACAAACTGCTAACGGAGCAGCAGCATATTATGTTGTAACTGGTTCTACCCCAGATAAAAATGTTACAATCTCTGGAGGTTCTGCTGGAATAGCAGTAATGCTAAATCCAACCACTAATGTGGGGTATTACTTTGAAATTGCAGCACTTGGTTTGAACAAGTTATCAGAAAGAGAAAAACAAGATGTTCAGAATGTTTTGTTTTATAAAGTTAAGTCTAGTGGAGGAAAGGGAATCCCAGTCCCACTATATAAGGGCTTGGCTAAAATTATTGTAGACGATGGTAGGTTTACTGGTCAATCAAGAATGTTTGCTGAGGAAAATCCGACGGTATATGATTTGGCAGTAGAATACGAAAACATAGGAAAGATAAGAAGATTCTATCTATATATAAACGGAACCATGGTAAAGACAGTAGACGACCTAGATCCATTGCCAGAGTACTCTAATATTGCACTCTTCACTAGAGGGTCTTCAAGAGCAATGTTTGAGAATGTTTATGCATTGTGCAACAACTACTCTCAGAACACATCCTTTTCTTTAGGAACTGTGGTCAATTCTATTTTTGCAGATGCTGATATTGATGCAAGCAATTCTTTTAGAAAGTATGCTCTTAGTGGACTTATTCAGAACACATACCTTACTGGCATTGGATCTTCCGAACCACCGAAGTATAATATTTATTTTGAAGAGTTTGGAAGCATAATGAGAGAAGTAGCAGAATTTAGTTTTAGATATGACAAAGCATTTCCAGCACTAACTGCAAAAGTTTCTCCAACATTTAATAGCATAAAAGGGTTTGTTATCTCTGGCTTTAGGGCAGGTTCATACGGGGCAGAGTTCCTAGTATTTAATGCAACAGATACTGCTCTTAACTTAGATGAGACTAGTGGAAACTATCTAAGAATACAAGGAATTACTTTTACTCAGCAGTCAAACAATACCTTGACGGTTGATCAATATTTTAGCAAGAACAGTCTTATGTCGGACCCAAAGTTTGTGGCAGATAAACTAATTTCAAATCCTTTTAAGTTTAAACTAGACTATGAAGATATAAAATTTAGCAGGATGCAGCATGGTAAAAAAGATTTCTCTTTAGATGCTGCCTATATTCAATCACAAGATGAGGCATCAGAACTGATGAAATGGATTGTTACAAAAATATCAAAACCAAGAAAGTCTCTGGGGGTTAAGATATTTTCTATTCCAACAATCCAACTTGGAGATATAGTGACGCTAGACTATAAAGAAAATGGAATAGACATTGCAGCAAACTCATCTAACAGATTTGTTGTCTATAATATTGACTTCTCAAGAAGTTCTAACGGTCCAGAAATGCAATTATATTTAAGTGAGGTAATCTAATGGCAGACACAAGCATGCCAGCAACAGCAGCAATTCCAAAACCAGCCAAGACAAGTACTGTTGGTTCTGTAAAAATTGCAACACCTGATTTGCTCATCTTTGGCGAACAGGTTGTTGCTATTGAAATAATGACAGACCTTATCTTTGAAGACATAGGTGGGTTTGAACTTGCAACAATATCAAGACACGATTTGGTAAATGGTCAGACAGTAATCTACGAACCAATCAAAAACCTAACAGACCTTTACTTACAATACAATCCAAACAACGTTTTAAGACTTCAATCTGCCGACTCATTCTTTAGTTCTTTGGCTATAACACTTGCCAACTATCTTCCAAAATATGGCAACGGATATGATTTGATCGGAACTAATCCAGACTTAACAAAAAGAGTAAAGGTCTATAATGGAAAGTCTATATACATCGACCCAATAAGCGGAGACCTTGTGATTAATCTAATAAACGTAAAGGAAAATGAGCAGGTAGAGGTTGAAATATTAACTGCTGGAGGGACTTATGATGATACAATATACTAGGGGAGTAACAAATGATAACTAATTCAGGTAAAAACATCTTGGCAAAGTACCTTGTTGGGCAGACCACATCCTATGCATCTCACATTGCCATAGGCTGCGGAACAAAGCCAGTTGTCTCTGATCATACATTTAGTCCTGCCGAGTTACTAGCAATAAAAAATAAAAAGTCTTTAGAATTTGAAATGATTCGTATGCCTATTATTTCTAGAGGCTTTGTTGATGAGGACGGACAATCAAAAGTTGTCCTAACCGCAGAACTTCCAACCCAAGAAAGATATGAGATTACTGAGGTAGGTATATTTTCTGCAGCATCAAATCCAGCAGCAGGAGCATTTGATAGCAGAGTAGTTTATTCTTTTTCAGATACAGACAACTGGAGATATAGTATTGATGGACAATCTCCTGTTAATATTGTACCAAAGTATGAGCCATTGGATGGAAATTCTGCAAATGGAGTTATAAATGTCGTTGATGAAAACTTACAACCACTAAAGGTTTTTGCAACAAATGCAGACAACAGAATATTTACAGACGAAGACAGAGTTGGGTTAAATGAAAGATGTAGATTTTTAAATAACATTATTGCAATGAGAGGCGACACATCAGACATTGAATATAATTTACAAGGAAGCATGGTTGGCGCAACTGGGTCAGACAGTATTGTTTTAGATCCAACAACTATTGATTTTACCAAAAATAGCCCGTTAGATGAACTTAAACTTGCATTTTCTGTTGTTAATAAAACCCCTGGAACAGAACAAGTTCCTGCAATTGTTCCAGACAATGTTAAAATACTGCTACAGTTTTCTCATAACCTAACAAATCAGGGCGTTCAGTATGCAAAGTTTGCAGTAGACATTGATAACATAGGATACGCAAATGGAACATCTGAAAATAATCATGATTTTGAAAATAATAGATACGTAGTAGTAAGTAAAACCTTTCAAGAATTAGACAAAAGTTTAAGATTCAATTGGGCCGAAGTTACAACAGCAAGAATTTTTGTTACTGTCACTAAAAATAATTTACCTTCTGACTCTTTTTATGTTTGTCTAGATGCCCTAAGAGTTGAAAATAATACAGCAACAAACTCTTTGTACGGACTAACTGGATACTCCGTAATTAAAAATGTACAGGCTAGGCCAATCATAAAATCAGCAAACACCACAAACTACATAGAGTTTAGATTTGCATTGGACGTTTAGTTATGGCAATTACCCCAGATCCTGGAATTAAAAATGTTGTTATTAAAAAGCAGTCACTGGGAAAGGTGACAGGAAATAACAAAACTGTTTTAAGATTTAGAATAGTTGCAGAAGATAAGAACAGAAAGTCTGCTTATTCTCCAATAGTATTTACTGAATCAGAAAAGGTTGAAGATGGTACTGGAGATTTAAGACAACTGGGAAATACTCTGTTTCTTAGTTGGGACCCTGGAAATCTTTCTACACAGATACTATATGATATCTTTGTTGGCTTTGACTCTTCTAGTCCAACATACAGAGCAACAACTGGATCGACTAACTATTCATTTTTAAAAACTGGAACAACCTCAGTGAGGGCTGTTGTTCAAGTATCTTCAATAAATCCAACATTAAATACATCGTTAACTATTTATGATTCTGGAACTGAGAGTCTGGTATAATTATATTATGGCAATTTTACCCGTACCAGAACGAGGACAGCCCTTAGACGTAACCTACATCTATCAGATTGTTAAGGCTGTTAATGATCTATCAACTCAGGCTTCTACATCTGTCAATAAGTATGTCACGGTTGACACACCAAATGCAGGCAAGCAGAGCGTTAAGACTTCAGAGGCAAGAGTTATTGGTGGCTATGTTAGAGTCACAAATGGTGAAAGCCAGACTGCTGGCTCATCTCGTACATTTTCTTATTCTTTTCCAACTGAGTTTAAGTTTGTTCCAATTGTAACAGCAACCCCTGTAAGTATTGGAACTTCCTCTGACGCTGGAAAAGATGTTGTAGTTACTCTTTCTAGCGTAACCACTTCAAGCATAGAGGGATCAATCAAGTTTAATATTGGCGGAATAACAAGTGTTGGCATTAACCTTATTGCAATAGGTATCCCCAACTGATGATTTTTTGTAAAAAATGCAAAGGAAGAATGTTCCTAGATAGACAATATACAGAGATAAATAATTTAGAACTGTACTGTATGTCTTGTGGAGCACGATCATTCTTTCATCCACCAAGTAATTCTCAGGAGGGCCGATGGCTATTAAAAAGGGAACAATTGAGAGCGAAGGCTACAATGTCCTCCCTGTAATTCCAGGGAATAAAAAGGTTTGGTTTCTTAACGGAGACCTAGTAAGAATACACCATTTCAACAAGTCTAATGGGATTATGTCTGTTTATAATATTACAAAGGATCAGATTGAAAGTTGTTTAATTAGTGATTTTAAAAATAAAAGAGAACGAGCATATACCGTAGGGCAGACTGCTGATTTAGTTAATCGTCATAAAAAATATATGCCATCACTAATGAAACGAAGAATCATTCCTTTTCCAACGGGATCTCAAAAAGGTGGAGCAAGAGGATTTCAAGTAAGATCGTACTACTCAGAATCACAAGTCAGAGAGATACGTGATATACTTGCTTCATACCATATTGGTAGACCAAGAAAAGATAAATTAATAACTAATGATATTACGCCCAGCAAGCAAGAGTTGACACGCAGGATGGGCGATGGTATACTTACATATAGAAGAACAGAAGATGGACGGTTTGTTCCCATTTGGGGCGAATCTATTTAACGAAGGGTATAGCATGGATAACGAATCAACAAAGGTATCTGTAACATTGGGATACACATTAAATCTAGGAAATTTTCAATCACTAAGGCTGGACCTTGGCGTTACAGATTCAAAGCGTGATGGAGAGAATACAGATCAGGCTTTTGAGCGTGTGTACAAGTTTGTTGAAGACAAACTAACTGCTAAGATTTTAGAAGCACAATCCGAGGCTGAAGAAAAGTAATGGCCGAACGCAAAGACCGTATGGCTTTGCTTTCAAGATACAGCAAGTATCATACCGCAAGGTACGAATCAAAGCCATCTCTGAACCTAAATGTAGAACAGTGGGCATCTGATGCTCTCATTGAATCCTACACGCTGCCAGGATGCTACGATATACTTGAGTACTACTTTGCTGTTTCAGAAACCCCATCGTGGAACTATTTTGCATACAATGCAGAGAAAATATTACAGGCAAAAAAAGATAGACTAAAGGATAGTCAAGAAAGAGCAGAGCGTAGACGAATGGCAAAGGAGTGGCTAAGTGAATAATACAGAGTCAAAACTAATTACTGCTGTTCTTCAGGATAAGCAGATCCATGTTCTGCTACAGGCAAACGTAGATACACTACTTAGAACTCACGGAGATATTTGGAATTTTGTAAGACTTTATTTTGAGAATAACTCATCTCTTCCTCCAGTAGATTTGGTAAGAGAAAAGTTTCGTGACTTTGATCCAGTTCCAGGTGTTGGTGCTACTAAGCATCACCTTGAAGAGTTGCAAGGAGAATACTTACGGGATAGTCTAAAAGATATCTTAAGGTCTGCTGCAACTGATGTTCAGCAAGGTGAGGGTGGTAAAGCCTTAGAGGGACTTATTACAAAAACCTCAGAACTAAAAAAGAATACTGCTGCTATTCGTGATATTGATGTAACAGATCTAGAGTCTGCGATTGCTTACTTTGAAAATGTAAAGAAGCAACAAGCACTAGGTCATATTGGCATCAAGACTGGCTTGCCAGGATTTGATAACTATCTGCCATCTGGAATTATGCCAGGGCAGTTAGGAGTCTTCTTGGCATACCCAGGTATAGGAAAGTCTTGGTTAGCCCTGTACTTCGCTGTACAGGCCTGGAAACAGGGTAAGACACCCCTTGTAATCTCTCTTGAGATGTCTGAGACAGAAGTCAGAAACCGTGTCTTCACTATTATGGGAGAAGGCCGTTGGTCTCACAGAAAGATTAGTAATGGCGAGATTGAGATTGATATGCTAAAGGAATGGCATGCAAAGAATCTTCAGGGCAAGCCAGAGTTTCACATTATCTCAAATGATCAGGGTGGAGAAATTAACCCTTCTGTTCTTCGTGGAAAGATTGATCAATACAAGCCAGACTTTGTAATTGTTGACTATCTACAATTGATGGCTCCTAATCAGAAGTCAGATAACGAAACGGTACGAATGAAGAACCTTTCAAGAGAACTTAAACTTATGGCTATTGGTGAAGAGGTTCCTATTATTGCTATCTCATCTGCTACACCAGATGATGTTAACGACCTCTCTACAGTGCCTACACTAGGCCAAACGGCATGGTCTAGACAGATTGCCTACGATGCTGACTGGGTTCTTGCCCTAGGCCGTGGAACCAATAGCGACATCATTGAGTGTGCCTTTAGAAAGAACCGTAATGGTTTTATGGGAGACTTCTTGGTTCAGTGCGACTTTGACAAGGGATATTACAGGTATAAAGACTTTGAAGATAAGTAGGTATAATATGGTATGTCAAAAATTAAGGAGAACATACCTCCAGATTTCTATCACCACAAGCCACTTAAAAAGTTTTACCTAAGTGGGATAATTCAAGACGAGGCTTTGCTTGGAAGATTAAAGATAGAATACGTAAGATTATTAGTTTCAGAGATGAGGTTGAGTGGGTATGTTCCAAGAATTGATATTGACCCAGACTTCACCTTGCTGTATAATGATAGTAAAGACTTTTTTGAATTTGAATTATCTGTACACGGAGTTTACGCAGGGAAAAGGAAGAGCGAATGCATAGCAGGGGTAGACGGGACCAATCCAGTCCTTATACAGCCGAGCAAGTCAAGCGAGTCATCACTGGATCAGGCACAACAATCGAGTCAGAACTAGATGCTGACTTTATAATCTTTTGTCCATTTCACAACAATCATAGAACGCCAGCAGGAGAAGTGCACAAGACCAACGGAATGTTCTTTTGTTTTTCATGTCAAAAGTCTGCAGATCTAATAGAGTTAGTAATGCACACATCTAACAGAACATATTTTGAAGCAGCAAGATTTATAAAGAGCAAAGAAAAAGAGAGCAATCTTGCAGTGGAGATTGACCGTGCCTTAGTAAAAGAAGAACAGTATAAGCCATTTGACGAGTTAATCATTAAAAGACTTCATAACAATCTTATTTCATCTGATAGGGCTAAGAATTATTTTCAGTATCGTAAACTAACTAAGCATTCTTGCGAGAAGTTTGTTTTAGGGTATTCTGAAAAGCAGGATATGGTTACTGTTCCAGTCCACAGCCCAGACGGAGTGCCACTTGGATTTGTTGGAAGATCTATTGAGGGTAAAGACTTTAAGAATACACCAGGACTTCCCAAGAGCAAAACTCTTTTTAACTTGCACCGTGTTAAGAAATCTGATATAGTATATGTTGTAGAGTCTTCATTTGATGTGATCAGACTTGACCAACTAGGAATTCCTGCAGTCGCAACACTAGGTGCAAACGTCTCAGGTAAACAAATAGAATTGCTTCAGAAGTATTTCAATAACATTCTTGTTATTGCAGATAATGATGAAGCAGGAGGAAACATGAAAGACAGGATAATTGAAAAACTTGGATCTCGTGTATCTGTTATACAACTAAATAAAAAATATAAGGACATAGGCGATATGCCAGATGAAGAAATTAAGGCTTTAAGTTCTTCGTTTGACAAAACCATAGAGTCTATGCTAAACTAATACAAACACACAAAGGAGAAAAATATGAGCATTGTAAAGGGAATCAAGAACATCAACGCCCTGCTCGACAGACCAAAGTACGAAAACGAAGGACCAAAGGTTAAGTGGCTAAAACTTGCCGATGGACAATCAGTAAAGATCCGATTCATTGAAGAACTCGATGAGGATTCTGCAAACTATAATGAAAAGCGTGGACTAGCACTTGTTGTTAAGGAGCACGTAAATCCAAAGGACTACAAGCGTAAGGCTGTAGACACAATGGAATCAGAAGGCCGTGACTGGGCAGAAGAAATGCACCGCAAGGATCCAAAGGCAGGATGGCGTGGCCGTCTTCGCTTCTATTGCAACGTTCTTGTTGACGATGGAATTGAAGCACCCTATGTTGCAATCTGGTCAATGGGTATCAGCAAGCAGTCATCATTTAATACAATTCGTGAGTATGCACTTGAAACAGGAAGCATCTCAAACGTAATCTGGAAGTTAAAGCGTAATGGTCAGGGAACTGAAACCAATTACACACTTATTCCATCAGCACCAGATAAGGAACCATTCGATTGGAAAGATATCGAACCTTATCCTTTGGAGTCAGCACTAAAGAAGATTCCATACGCAGAACAAGAAGCGTTCTACTTGGGCTTTGATGGCCCATCTACTACCTCAGCAACAAACGCTGATTGGTAATATGAACTACGTAGGCTTACATGTCCACACCCATTTTAGTTTGTTTGATGGGATTGCTACTCCAGAAGAATACGTGAACCGTGCAGTTGAGTTAGGGATGCCTGCAATAGCCATCACTGACCACGGTACTTTATCTGGGCATAGGGAACTGCACCGTATTGCAAAAGCAAAGGGCATAAAGCCAATTCTTGGACTAGAGGGATACATGTGTGCAGACATATCTGATACACGAGATAAGTCTGAAAGAGAAGGTCAGCAAGATCTTGTCTACAACCACATTATCCTTCTAGCCAAGAATCAAATTGGTTTGGAAAACCTAAACAAGATTAGTGAACTATCTTGGACAGATGGTTTCTTTAAGAAGCCACGCTTTGACTTTACTATTTTAGAAAAGTATAAAGAAGGAATTATCGTAACCTCTGCTTGCCCAAGTAGCGTTTTAGTTAAAGCACTTGAAGAAGAAGAGTTTGCTCTTGCTAAGAAATATATATCTTGGTTTAAGGAACGCTTTGAAGATGACTACTATATTGAAGTCATGCCTCACAACGAAGCACATATTAATAAATATTTAATTGAACTTGCAGATGAGTTTGGAATTAAGGTTGTTGTAACACCAGACTGCCACCATGTAGACTCGTCACAAAAAGAGGTTCAAGAGTTTAAGTTACTTATGAACACACACGGCAAGTTCGTAAAAGATGCAACATATGAAAAGTCAAAGAAAAAGGGCAGCATGATGGAACGCCTTGACTATCTTTATGGTGAAGATCGCCAAATAACCTTTAATAAGTTTGATATCCACCTGCTTTCATATGAAGAAATTAAATCAGCCATGGAAGCGCAGGGTATTGATCGACCAGACATCTACTCAAACACACTCCTATTAGCAGACACAGTAGGAGACTATGGAATTCAAGAAGGTCTAAACCTTCTACCAGTACAATACAAAAGCCCTGACAAAGAACTTGCAAAGGTAGCATTAGAAGGTTTGGCAGAACGAGGTTTGTCAGAAAATAAAGAATATCTAGATAGACTTGAAGAAGAGTTGCAGATTATTAAGGATAAAAAGTTTGCTCCATACTTTCTTGTTGTGAGTAACATGATCAACTGGGCCAAGAAAGAAGAGATTATGGTTGGACCTGGTAGAGGTTCATCTGCTGGTTCTCTTGTTTGTTACGCACTAAAGATTACAGACATCGATCCTATTGAGCACAATCTTTTGTTCTTCCGCTTTATCAATCCAGAGCGTAATGACTTCCCAGATATTGATACAGATATTCAAGATACTCGTCGTGAAGAAGTAAAAGACTATCTTGTTAGACAGTATCGACATGTTGCATCTATTGCCACATTCCTTCAGTTTACTGGTAAGGGAATTGTGAGAGACGTTGCACGAGTATTAAACATTCCGCTATCGGACGTGAATAAAGTATTGAAAACTGTAGACACATGGGATGACTTCTGTACATCTAAATCAACATATGAGTTCCGTGAAAAGTATCCAGAGGTGGAGATTTATGGAGAGCAACTACGTGGTCGAATTCGTGGTACAGGAATCCATGCTGCAGGTGTTGTAACTGCAAAAGAACCAATCTTTAGGTACGCACCACTCGAAACAAGATCATCTACTGGGTCTGATGAAAGAATTCCTGTCGTAGGTGTAGACATGGAAGAGGCTGAAAGAATTGGTCTAATTAAGATTGATGCGTTGGGTCTTAAGACACTTTCTGTTCTTAAGAATACAATCGACATTATTAAAGAACGAGATGGAAAGAAGATTGACCTTCTTAAAATTAAGATGGATGATGCAAATGTTTATCAGATGCTATCTGACGGATATACAAAGGGAGTGTTCCAGTGTGAAGCAGCACCATACACAAACCTTCTTGTTAAGATGGGTGTCAAGAATCTAAACGAACTTGCAGCATCAAATGCACTTGTCCGTCCAGGTGCAATGAATACTATTGGTAAGGACTATGTTGATCGTAAGCATGGTCGTCAAAACATTTCCTATACTCACCAAGTACTAAAACAATTTACGGAGGACACCTATGGCTGTATTCTTTACCAGGAACAAGTTATGCAAGCATGCGTACACCTTGGCGGTATGTCCATGTCGGAAGCAGATAAAGTTAGAAAGATCATTGGAAAGAAAAAGGATGCTAAAGAATTTGATCAGTTTAAAGAGAAGTTCGTAGAGGGAGCATCTAGATACATTACTCCGCATGCTGCTCTAGATCTATGGCATGACTTTGAGGCCCACGCAGGGTACTCATTTAATAAGTCACACGCAGTAGCATACTCAACGCTATCCTATTGGACGGCATGGCTAAAGTATTATTACCCACTTGAGTTTATGTACTCAGTGCTAAAGAATGAAAAGGACAAAGATGCAAGAACTGAATACCTTATTGAAGCAAAAAGAATGGGCATTAGCATTAAGTTACCTCACATTAACGATTCGGATATCGATTTTAAAATTGAGGGTAAAGGTATTCGGTTTGGACTCAGTGCTATCAAGTTCATATCTGACAAGATTGGTGAACGATACATATCAGCACGACCATTTAGTTCGTATAAAGAACTTGAAGAGTTTACATTTACCAAGGGCAACGGAGTAAACAGTCGTGCACTGCAAGCATTAAGAGCAATTGGTGCTGCAACCTTTAATGATAATCCTAGAAATGACGAAGAGATTAAAGAGAACCTGTATGAATATTTAAACCTTCCAGAGTTTAATATTACAATTCCTTCTCACTATTATGCATTTATTCAGGATATTGTTGACTTTGAAGAAAAAGGATCATACATATTTATGGGTATGGTAAAATCAATTAAACGAGGAACAGGATGGTCACGAGTTGAAATTTTGGACAAAACTGGCAGTGTCGGTATATTTGACGATGAAAATACAACTATTGAGACGGGTCGCTCTTATCTTGTCTTGTGTAATGATAACAGGATTGTTTCTTTCATACCTTCAGACGAGATAAAAGAATCATCACATGCTCTTGTGAAGTTCTTAAGTTACAAGCAGTTACCATACAAGGATGATGAAATGTTTGTTGTATCATTTAAGCCAAGGATTACGAAGGCTGGAAAGAAGATGGCATCTCTCACACTTGCAGATACAAGTAGAGATTTACACTCCATTACAGTTTTTCCTACATCTTTTGCAAAAGCGTATATGCATATTGAAGAAGGAAAGTCATACAAGTTCGATTTTGGCAAGACTAAAGACGGAACAGTAACATTGGAGGATGTACATGTCAGTTAGTATAGAAGAAGCGTTAGCACAACTTGACCCTAAGTTAAGAAAGAGATTGGGTAGTGGAGTAGGAGTTAATTATGAGTACCAGCCTACACCCAGTTATGGATTAAACCGTGCACTAGGTGGTGGACTTCCCTACGGTAGACAAGTACTTATCTGGGGTTCAAAGTCTTCGGCAAAGTCTTCTATGTGCCTTCAGATGATTGCTTTAGCACAGGCAGAAGGAAAGTTGTGTGCGTGGATTGACTCAGAGATGTCATACTCAGAAGACTGGGCTAGAACTCTTGGGGTAGATCCAGAAAAACTAATCTACTCACAAGCAAGAACTATCAGTGACATGGTAGACGTTGGTGTTGGACTTATGAATGCTGGTGTAGACCTAATTGTGGTAGACTCTATTACATCAATGCTTCCTGCAATCTATTTTGAAAAAGATACAGATGAAATGAAGGCGTTAGAAAATACAAAACAGATTGGAGCAGAATCTCGTGACTTTAGTAACGCATGGAAAATGCTTAACTATGCAAACAATAAAGTTAAGCCAACTTTGCTTGTTCTTATTTCTCAGTCTCGTAATAATATTAATGCTATGTATACTAGCCAGCAGCCTTCTGGTGGTCAGGCTACTAAGTTTTATTCCTCATGTATTGTTAAACTCTTTTCTTCAGAGTCAGACAATCAAGCGATTAAGGGTAAGATCAAGGTAGGAGATAAATTAATTGAAGAAAAAATTGGTAGAACTATTAAGTGGGAACTCCAGTTCTCCAAAACCTCTCCAGGGTTCCAGTCTGGTGAGTATGATTTTTATTTTAGAGGTGACAATATTGGTCTTGATACCATTGGTGATCTGGTTACTACCGCAGAATTAAACGGCATTGTAGAACGAACAGGTGCCTGGTATATCCTTCCTGACGGAACAAAGGTGCAAGGCAAAGAAGCATTCGTTAATCGTGTAAGGGAGGATCTTGATTTGCAAGAATCAATCAAGGCTAAACTAAATGGCTAGTTATACTGTTTATCAGGGTCAGTGGGTTTGCCACACATGCAAAGCAATAGTTCCAACATTGAGATGCTATGCTGAAACAAAAACATTAACTTGGATGTGCAAAGATAAGCATCTAACCACTGTATATCTGGGCAGAAGAAAGAAGAAAGATTTTGATGACGGAGAAGAGTGAGTCTAAAAGGATTGGTGCTAAGCAGCACAAGAACTCTGGTCGTAATACCCAAAAGGGAGATGCTTCCTGGAAAAACTTTGTCGTAGACTTTAAAGAGGTTGGAAAATCCTTTACTTTAAATAAAGAGGTTTGGGCTAAGGCTACTACAGATGCTATGAAGAATGGCAAGGACCCAGCCATAGTAGTCGTAATAGGCGAGGGTAACTCTAAGGTCAGACTTGCTATAATTGAGATGAGTATTCTAGAAGACATGGTGGAGGAATAATGGAACAGCAGGGAACAACAATAGACATGGTCAATGGTCTTTCAGAGATAGCAGACTATATGCAAGACGAAGAACTTACGGTAGCACTAACAATGATTGCTAAATTAATTATAAAGCCAGACATCCCAATCAATGTTGCTCACGTAGAGATTGTAAGGCTTCAGGCAATTGCTGCAAAGATGGCTTTTAAGGCTACCTGGATGGCTAATGTTGACAAGTCGGATCGTGGAAAGAAGAATCTTTATTATACGGCAGCAGAGTCGCTTAATAATTTAGTGTCTGCACTCAAATATATTACACGCTAATCTGCTATACTTATACTAATAGAAACGAGAAACGATGACGAAGAATTTACTGCACACTGTAATGATAAAGCCAGAAGAAAAGCCGATTCACCGCATGGATATAGCGGGACTTGAGGCAAAGATTAAAGAAGGCTATACGATTACTCGTGTAGACAAGCATACAACAAAGAAAACTTTTGCACCATCAACCATTGCTTATGGCCATGGAGAGTGTGCAAGATACTGGTACCTTGCATTTGATGGTCAGATTTTTGAAGATAATGCAGACGCATACGCATCAGCAAATATGACTGCTGGCACTCTATCACATGCAAGAATTCAAAACGCAATGCTAAATGCTGGTATTGTTAAGGTCTTCCGTGATGAAAATAATGAAGCAACAACAGAGTTTAAGATTATAAATGAAGATCCTCCTATCTTTGGGTATGGGGATGTCATGTTTAATTGGCAAGGAGAAGAACTCATTGGTGAAATTAAAACAATGATGAACGAAGGGTTTGAATATAGAAAGGCATCAGGCAAGGCCAAGACTGGTCACTTGATGCAATTACTTATCTATATGAAAATCTTAAAGAAACCAACAGGTGTTATGATTTATGAAAATAAAAATAATCATGAACTTCTTTTAATACCTGTAGATGTAAACGATCATTACCGTCGGTGGGTAGACCAGGCATTTGATTGGATGAGACTAGTTCGCAAGACATGGGAAGACAGAACCCTGCCAAACAAAAACTATAGATCAAATTCCAAGATATGCAAGTCATGCCCAATTAAAAAAGCATGTGAGTCTGCAGGTCCAGGCGTGTTAAAGATAGCACCCCTGGAGATTCTAAGTGAGACACTGTAACTTTTGCGATAAACAATTTACTCAATCAGTATCGTATCAAATATACTGCTCTGTTGAATGTAGAGAACTTGCAACAAAAGAAAAAATTGCTGCAAGGTATATGCAATCAAAAAGAGCAAAAAGAAAAGGAAAGACAAGACTTTGCAAGTCTTGCTCTATGCCACTTTCAATCTACAATGATTTCCCAGTTTGCTCATCTTGTTCTATAAATCCAGACGCTGTGAGCAAAGCAATTAAAAAGATTAAGGATAAGACAGATGGTAAAAAATAAGTGGGGTCTAGAAATAAAGCCACACAAGATATGCGCCATTGACGCCAGTACAAACAGTCTTGCCTTTGCATTGTTTTCTGGAGATGATCTTGAGTCTGTAGGAAAGATTAACTTTGAAGGAAACGATGTATATGAAAAAGTTATGGATGCAGGTAAAAAAGTAAAAGCATTCTTTGATATATATGATGGGTTTGAAGCAATAATTATTGAACACACTGTGTTTATGAATAGTCCTAAGACTGCTGCAGATCTTGCATTGGTTCAAGGTGCAATACTTGGATCAGCAGGACAGTCTGGGACTAAGGTCATAGGCAAGGTGTCTCCGATTACTTGGCAGAACTTTATTGGCAACAAAAAGATTTCTAAAGATGAGCAACTATTTATTCGTTCACAGCATCCTGGCAAGTCAGTTTCTTGGTATAAAACTTATGAAAGAAACCTTCGCAAAGAAAGAACCATTAAGTTTATTAATACTATTTATGATAGATCAATTACTGATAACGATGTAGCAGATGCTTGCGGGATTGGGCACTGGGCACTAAAAAATTGGGGGAAAGCAATTGGAGTTGACAAATAACATCATGGCTGCTAAACTATATACATCAGAAGTCTTTATGCGTAAGAGATATCTTATGGATAAAAAGACTCCAGAAGAGATTGCAAAGGAATGTGGATGCTCACTAGAGACGATCTATGTTTACCTTGCTAAGTTTGGATTAAGGAAATCAAAACGATGAATAAATTTGAAAAAGCATTGGTAGCACTTGCTGTTGCAGGTAGCGTTGGTTTTGCCTTTGCGTTTGCTGCGCTAAAGGGTATTCCAGAAACATTTGATTGGGAAACTGATGAGGAGGAATCTTATGAGTGATAATCTAAACATAACAGTTGACCAAGTAAATAATCCATTGCACTACACATCAGATCCATCGGGTATTGAGTGCATTGAGATAACTCGTCATCGTAATTTTAATATTGGTAATGCTTTCAAGTATCTTTGGAGAGCAGGACTTAAGGATGAAGCAAAGACAATACAAGATTTAGAGAAGGCAATTTTCTATATTAAAGATGAGATCAACAGGCTGGAAGGCAAGTATGTCAACTGAAGACGATCTAGTTAAGCATCTTGACCAAGTCAACTTGGTAGTGGAAGAATACCTAAAGGGCAACGATCCAACAGTAATCTCAAAACAACTTGCTATACCAAGACAAAAGGTTGTGACACTTATTAACGAGTGGAAGGTTATGGCATCTGCTAATGATGCTATCCGTGCTCGTGCTAAGGAAGCCCTTGCTGCTGCAGACACACACTACAGTAAGTTAGTTTCTCGCACATACGAGGTAATTGATGAAGCATCTATGACTAACAATCTTAGTGCAAAGACTGCTGCAATTAAACTTGTTATGGACATTGAGTCAAAGCGTATTGACATGCTTCAGAAGGCTGGATTGCTTGAGAACAAAGAACTTGCTGAAGAGATGATGGAAATTGAAAAGCGTCAAGAGATTCTTGTTCTTATTTTAAAAGATATTGCCTCAGAATATCCACAGGTTCGTGATGAGATTATGCGTAGGCTTTCTTCATTCGCAAAAGACAACGAGGTGATTACAGTTGTCCACGATGTTCAATGAGTTTCTTGAAGCACTTCAAGATGATCACTTTGAAGAAACTCCAGTAGATGCAAGAACTTTTGTTGAAGGTGAAGCATACCTTGGACAGCCACCCCTGTCTGATATTCAGTACGACATCGTAGAAGCCATGAGTCAGATCTATCGAAAAGAAGATCTTATAAATTTGCTGGGGGAAGAAAAAGGAACTCAGTACTACAACAAGTATACAAAGAATGAAATCATTCTTCAACTTGGCAAGGGATCTGGAAAAGACTTCACATCAACAGTAGCATGCTCATACATCGTATACAAACTTCTATGCCTTAAAGACCCAGCAAAATATTTTGGTAAGCCCTCTGGAGATGCTATTGACCTAATCAACGTTGCTATTAACGCACAACAGGCCAAGAATGTTTTCTTTAAAGGTTTTAAATCAAAGATTGAAAGATCACCTTGGTTTGCAGGAAAGTACAATGCTAAAGCAGATTCAGTTGAGTTTGACAAGTCTATTACAGTTTACTCTGGTCACTCTGAACGTGAGTCACATGAGGGCTTGAACTTGCTTCTTGCAGTTCTTGATGAGATTTCTGGTTTTGCATCTGAAGTTGGAACAGGTAATGAACAGGGCAAGACTGCTGATAATATCTACAAGGCTTTCCGTGGTTCTGTAGACTCTCGTTTCCCTGACTTGGGCAAGGTTGTTCTTCTTTCTTTTCCAAGATATCCAGGAGACTTTATCTCAGAAAAGTATGATGATGTTATTGCTGAAAAAGAGGTTATTGAAAGAACACACAAGTTTACTATCAACCCACTGCTTCCAGAAGATAGCCCAGACAACTCATTTGAAATTTCCTGGGATGAAGATCAGATACTTTCATACAAGTATCCAGGAGTGTTTGCACTAAAGAGACCTACATGGGAGGTAAATCCTACTCGCAAGATTGATGACTTTATGATTGCTTTTATGACAGACCTTGGAGATGCGATGATGCGCTTTGCTTGTGTCCCAACATTTGCATCAGATGCATTCTTTAAGCAGGTAGAAAAAGTAAGAGCCTGCATGACATTAAGAAACCCAGTAGATACATTTAAAAGATTTGACGAAGCCTTTAAGCCAGATCCAACTAAGAAGTATTATGTACATGCTGACCTTGCCCAGAAACACGATAAGTGTGCTGTCGCTATTGCACATGTAGAAAAATGGGTAAACATACAAGTCATCAACAATTACGAACAAGTAGCACCAATTGTAGTAGTAGATGCAGTGGCATGGTGGGAACCAAAGATTGAAGGCCCAGTTAATCTTTCAGAAGTTAAACAGTGGATTCAGAACCTTAGAAGGCTTGGGTTTGACATTGGTATGGTTTCGTTTGACCGTTGGCAATCATTTGATATTCAAAATGAATTGAAGCAGGTTGGAATGAAGACTGATACTGTTTCTGTTGCTAAGAAGCACTACGAGGACATGGCTATGCTTGTATATGAGGAAAGACTTGCTATGCCTGCAATTGATTTATTGTTTGATGAACTAACACAGTTAAAGATTATGAAAAATGACAGAGTTGACCACCCCCGCAAAAAGTCAAAGGACTTGGCTGATGCTGTGTGTGGAGCAATATTTGGGGCAATATCACATACCCCAAAAAATATAGACACTGAAGTAGAGGTTCATACTTTTAAGGATAGACCAAAAACTCCAGAGGAGCAATTTGACTTAGAAAGTCGCAATGTGATACAATATAAACCTAGCCAAATAGAAGAAATAAAAGACTATTTGGACAGACTAAAAACACTATAAACAAGGAGAAATAAGTAATGAATTCATTCAAGAAAATCGCACTAGCCGTGGTTGCAGCCATGACTTTGGGCATGGTCGCAGTAGCACCTGCAAATGCTACAGTAATGACAGTAGCGGTAACGCTAGACGGAACAGCAAACACAACTAATGGTGTAATTGCTACCCCTGCCACATTGCCAGTACCAGCAGATAACACAATCGATGCAGCAGATGCACTACGCTTTGTGGCAACAGTAGCAGCAGGAACATCAGTTTCTGCAGTAGCAACTAACGCAACAATCGTATCAGCACTACACACATCAGCAGCACCAGTCGGAGCATCGTCAGGATCATCATCTTTGACAATTGCAACAGGAACTGGAACAACTGCAACATTCTTTGTCTACACAAAGACAACAGCAATTGGAACCGTTGTAATTAACAATGGTGGAACAACTCTTACATACTATGTACAGGGTACTGCTGGCAAGATCAACAACCTAACAGTTTCAGCACCTTCAGCAGGTGCAGCAGGAACTAAGCAAGACATCGTTGTAACTGCAACAGATGCATTTGGCAACAAGGTATCTGGTAAGTCAATTACAGCAACTGTATTTGCTTCAACAGCAGTTATGGATACAGCAACAGTAACAACTGGTGCTACAC